TCCGAAGAAGATCGTCTATGTATCCTGCGATCCGGTGACGCTGGGAAGAGACCTGAAGTTCCTCACGGCAAACGGATACCGCATGGTCAAAGCCACACCCGTGGATATGTTCCCGGCGACGGTACACATTGAGACCGTGGTTCTGATGGAAAGACATTAACAGAAAAAGGCCTGAAATAGCGCTAATTCAAGGGACTCTGGCAATCCGGCCGCTGAGACAATCGGCGGTGACGGATGCCAGAATCCCTTTTTGCGTGCTCAGAGAGCGCCGGCGAGACCATAAGACTGATGTTTTGGTGCGAGTCTGTAAGAAGAATGACAGTGGAAAATAAAGAAAGAGCAGCCGGTTTTGCCCGACTGCTCCGAGTGGTAATTGGTGCCTATGGGATTATTCCCAGTCTTTCATTTCTTTACGAAGGCGCTTGATGATGACCTTGCGGCGGTAGGATACCGTCGTCTGCGGCCGATCCAGTTCGTCTGCAATCTGGCGATCGGATTCACCATCAGCGAAACGATCGATGATGTCACGGTCGTCTGGATCGAGCTGGTCCAGAGCCCGGTGCAGAGCTTCGATGGTCATCTTCAGCTCAATCATATCTTCGAGATTGTTACCGTCGGGAACATCGAGCCCATCCTCGAACATCGTATCCAGAGAGAGCGGAGCGCCTTGCTTGGAATAAGGACAGGTATCGCATTTCTTGTCACAGCGTTTCTTGCCGAGGTCACATTTCTGTGAACGCTCGATTCTCTTGTGCTCACGCCAGAGCGGCTGCTTGTAAGCTCTGTAGGTTTCTTCGCTGACCTCAACATCCTTCTCATCAACAGTTACGAAATACTTCTTTGCTTCTTTTGCCATGATCTTTTCCTCCGATTGGCTTTTCCGAATCGGGGAAAGGACCCATGGCATGCCAGTGTTTTGTTCATACGGCCACTTCTCCTCATCGGATTGGTGGCCGGTTCACTATGCAAAACCGGCTGTTAAATTGTTTCCTGTCCTGCGGCTGCATAGCAGAACCGTTTGCAACCAGCTCCAGACACGCAAGTCAGGATGATGATGGGTAGTTTAATGTCATGCCTGGGACAAGTTTTCTTAGCAGGTAAATGAAAATGTTTTCTGCTTTCGCATTTGATTTACTGCGATTGTGAATATCGATTTCACATATTCATAGATTTGCAGGACCATGAACGGTATAATGGTCTATAGAACAGTTCGTGTCGGTCCTGACTATCGGACTTATGAAATGCTTTCACATCTGCAGTACGTAAATGAATTTTCATTTCCTTACTGAAAACCAGACTATTGTTAAACGAATTAATGGCAACATCGCTTAGCTGTTAATTCAGTTAATTTTTGAAAAACAGAGACAAGCTATGAAAAATAATGAGATTCCATATCTGTGTGGCGGTACATTCCTTTGCCAGGTGTTAAGAGCCAGGAATAAGCTGAAAACGTCTACAGAGCATACAAAATGCCAAAAAGAAAACCTCTCAGAACAGGAGACGTTCAGGAGGCTTATTTCGATATTTCAATTGTCGGATTTCTACGGAGGGACGAGCCTTAAGACTTACACGAGCCAATACAAGAGCTGCAGCAGTTCTCTGCTCCCGTATACCCAGTTCATGGATAGCGACCTGCGCCTTGATTTTGATAAGGCCGTAACCACGGGCGATCCTAAAATCATTCAAATGATGTCTGCCTTTGTCACAGAGTTTATTGATGTTAAAAAGAAAGGCGTCCAGCTTGTACGCAGTCTGCTCGGCGCAATCAAGGATGATGGCGACATATTAGACGGAGATGAATTCTATATAGAGCCAGGAAATGCCGTAAGCAAGAAAGAGCTCGTAGGGATGGAGAATTTTACAGCCGAGTATTTCCTGCTTGGGGTCTGGCATTACATCATCATGCAACGCGCAGATAAAAATGAGAAAGGCGAAAAAACCTATCAAGTCTGGTATCCAAGCAAGGGCAGATATTGTGGAACCGTCGGCAATGATATCAAACAGAATATTACGGTGGATTCCATCCCGGCCGTAACGGTGACCGCGGCAAATAATGGTGACGTTTTGCTTATGCCATCGAAGACACCTGCGTTAACGGCAATCGAATATTCTGAGGAAGACAAGAGCCTTCTTCAGGAGTTCACGTCAGACTATGACGATCTTGTTCTGAAATGCATCAGTACTCATTTTGCGGAATACGTCATAAACGAGCCAATCAGTAAGGAGATTGCTGATTTATACAGTAAGTGGGGCACGAAAGCCAATGAATTTCAGAGCCTGTCATTGAAGCCCAGCATCTGGGCAATGCTTAGCCACCTGAATGAGCTCGGCGAAATATTGAGTATAGGAGGGACGGCCAATGCTGGACCGGGTCTTCGTCAATTACAAATGAGACTGCGTAATTTATATGTCAAACTGCATCCGGACAAATATGCAGATTCATTTCTATACGATGCCATATATGACGACTGGAATATGGGAGAAGACTGTTGACGATGATGTAGCAAGAGGAAAAACGTAATGGTATCAATTACTGAAAGAATAAAAAACACAGATAAAATCATCTGCCGCTATCTGGACCAGGTTGATGCTGCTTCCCGTGGAGTGATTTCACAGGATATTCTGTCGCATCTTACAGATCTCGTCGAACATATAATGCTGCGGATATACTCCACAGACGATTATATGGATGATACCGAGGAGAATATCAACCTGGCGATCGAACATGCCCAGACAGACCAGAATTTAAAACAGCTGTATAGGTTTCATTACTTCCTGCAAACCATAACAGCTCACTACGCTCTTGACGAAGATAACTCCGAGCGCTTGATGCTGAAGTATTACCGCTACCTGATAGAGATTAAGCACATCTCCGGGCAGTACCTTGGCATCCCTATTCTTCACAATCTTAGCAAGTTCCCGCTGAATCTGGATCGATCTCTGCAGGAGTATTACGGCAAAATCGCGGAAAAGGTCGATCGCTATTATGCACATCCAACCTGCGCCAATGACAGGTATTACATCCAGAAGATCAAGCCGTTTTTTGTAGACGAGCAGATTTATTACGAAGTGACCTTCACGCCGGCTAATGACTGGCATAACAAGACAAATCGGCTGATCGCCTTTACCAAGCTTCAGGTCATGAGCAACTATGCTTGCAAATTCCACCTGGTAAGCGAGAACATCGAGATCCTTGGGACTACGATGCCCATATCGATCATAGATTCATGGGAGGTATCTATTCGTAATTGTGAATTCAAGAATTTCATGTTCCTGATAACAGGCACATACGTAAATGCACATATCAGTGAACAGAGGGCGATATGTGGTTTCTTGACCAGGACCGGGTACACACTGAATGAAGTGATCAATTTCCCGGACAATATCTATGATCAAGTTACGGCAGATTGGAAAGCTGCCTCAAAAACCTCGATCTTTACCGATGTGCTCAGTTATTGCAGACGACTTATCAGAGGAGGTGCCTCGGGTCAGAATGTTCTTCGGTATCTTCTTTTCAGCATGGAAAATGTTCTTATAAAAGACCAGAGAGACACAGAGAAGAACTCAAATCTTTCCAATCTGTTCCTCAAGTACGGATGCCTGCCCTTTGAGAACATGCCTTATTTCAATTCCCTGATAGGACATCCCTTAAAGCTTGGTTCTGTGTTTAGCTGCATACCGGCTCAAAATCACAAACCGGAAATGCTCGCACGAAAAGTGAAAATTAATACAGAGGTGAAGGGCCGCTTATTTACACCGGTTTCTGAAGTGGAGGGAAGTTTCCAGGATGTACCGAAGCTGGTAAGAGATTTTAAGAATGCCCTTTACTATAAGCATCGCGATAGAAGCAAGATGGTTATCGATGATGGTCAGATCTATATCAATGGCTATAAGGAAGACACCTGTACAATTATCCGGAAATTATGCGAGCTCTCCCAGGAGGGCATACCGAACTATTCGGATGATGTTGAATTCTGGCTGATATTTGGCGGCTACCCGATTGATTGTGATGAGAAAATAAATATCTTAAAGCAGATGTTTGCCGAATCAAAGGTGGCCATAATTTATGGCTCCGCAGGAGTAGGCAAATCGACGATGATCAACCACGTGGCGCATTATTTTGAGGATAAGCAGAAGCTGTTCCTTGCACATACGAATCCGGCAACAGATAATCTGCGGAGACGAGTCGATGCGGATAACAGCTCATTCTCTACCATCGCCAAGTTCACAAAATCATATAACATGCCTACGGAATATGACCTTCTGGTAATTGATGAGTGCAGCACGGTAAGTAACGAAGAGATGGTCGCTGTGCTGAACAAGGCGACTTTCAAATACCTTCTGCTTGTCGGAGACACCTATCAAATAGACGCGATCCAATTTGGTAACTGGTTCTCAGCGGTACAGCATTTCATTAAACCAAGCTCGGTATTTGAACTGACAAAGCCATATAGGACTGACAACAAGGATCTGCTTGAGCTCTGGTCTAATGTCCGAAAAATGGAGGACGATACCCAGGGACTGATTAATAAGCGCAGCCTCTCGCTCAATGTGGACAAGACGCTTCTGACTACGATCAATCAGAACGAGGCCATACTGTGCCTGAATTATGATGGCTTGTATGGCATCAACAACATGAACCGCTTCCTTCAGCAGAACAATCCGAATCCGCCCGTTTACTGGGGAATCCAGTGCTATAAGGTAAACGACCCTATCCTGTTTCTCGAGTCAAATCGTTTCAGTCCTTTGATATACAACAACATGAAGGGAAGAATTGTAGGCATCAATATTCTTGATCAGGGAAAACTTGAAGAGCGTATCGTCTTTGACGTTGAGCTTGAGAACAAAATCGATGAGGATGAAGCCAGGTGGATGGATCTGCAGATCCTGCCGGAATCAACGGAAGAGAATACCTTTGTCCGGTTTGAAGTCAACAAAATAAAGAGCACCGATGAGGATGACGACTCAAACACATCACGCACGATTGTGCCATTCCAGCTTGCCTACGCTGTATCGATTCATAAAGCACAGGGCCTGGAATACGATTCAGTAAAAATTGTCATCACAGATGAAATAGATGAACTTATCACGCACAATATTTTCTATACGGCGATTACCAGGGCAAGGAAGGAACTGCGTATTTACTGGACGCCGGAAGTGGAAGCCAAGGTAATTACAAGAATCAAGCCACGTGACATGACCGAGGACGTGGAATTGCTGAAAAAGTATCTGCCGGATCTAACCAACGGCCAGGAAGGCAGCAAGCAGGAGGACATTAACTATGTATAAGATCAGCTATAAGAAGTTATGGAAATTGTTGATCGATAAGAACATGACCAAAATGGATCTGAAAGACGCAGCCGGAGTAAGTGCCGCGTCTATCGCAAAGCTCGGTAAGGGCGGCAACATTACGACGGATGTCCTCCTCAAAATCTGTAATGCCTTGGACTGCAGACTGGAAGATATCATGGAAACGGTTAAAACAGAGTGAAAAACGATACCGAATCAAGCGTTAAAAATGATAATCAAGCGTTCACGCGATTTTTCGTTGAAATCGCAATTGCAAATCACTATAATGAAATAAAGGAGTTTTTGCATTTTTAGCGAAAAGTTTGATTGGAAAGAGAGGTATCAAATGGGCCTTAGCTACAAGAAACTTTGGAAGCTATTAATTGATAGGGACATGAAGAAAAAAGACTTGCAGCAGCTGGCAGGCATTAGCTCCACTTCTATCACGAAATTAGGGAAAAACGAAAATGTCAATACAGAGATCATAGAAAAAATATGTGCCGCTCTTCATTGCGACGTGGGTGACATTATGGAAATGACGGAGGAAAAAGAAAATGGCTAAGACAAAAACGGAGAAGAAGACCATAAGCATGGAAGAATCCCTCTGGCGGTCTGCAGATAAATTACGTGGCTCAGTTGAACCATCAGAGTATAAGCATGTTGTGCTCAGCTTGATTTTCCTCAAGTATGCAAGTGACCGTTTTGAAGAGCAGCGTAAGAAGATCATCGCGGATGGGCATGAGAAGTTCGTGGACATGAAAGCGTTCTATACGCAGGACAATGTTTTTTACCTGCCGGAAGAAACGCGCTGGTCGTATATCATGCAGCATGCGAAGCAGCCGGACATAGCCCTTCTGATAGATACAGCACTGTACACGATTGAGAAGAATAATGAACAGCTGAAGGGTGCACTTCCGGACAATTATTATTCCAGATTGAATCTGGACACTTCGAAGCTGGCTTCGCTCCTGGATGTGATTGACGGTATCGAGTTGACTGCCGATAAGGAACAAGACGTCATCGGAAGAGTATATGAATATTTCCTCAGCAAGTTTGCTCTGAAAGAAGGCAAGGGTAAAGGAGAATTCTATACGCCCAAGACCATAGTCAATCTGATTGCTGAACTCTTGGAGCCTTATTCAGGCATTCTTTATGAAAACAAGACTCGCTATTTAATACAATTTAAGGCTGCCTGAAAAAGGGGTGTCGGTTTTCTGAAAAGGGTGTCGTTTTTGCAGGGGTGTCGGCAATGTGCTAACCCGGCGCATTTATATATGCTGAGAGAATGAGGATATAGATTCCTGGATAGGTATCTGATTTATTTCCGCGAGGCACGAGCCATGCGAACATGCTTGCATGTTCCTATGGCGACGCCCGCGAGGGTCAAATACCCCGCCCCTTGGGGCGGTCAAATTCAATAACATATTAAACATGCCCCGCTGCTTGCGGCGGGGTATTTGACTAAGGAGTTTCTGCGCAAGAATGATATTTTTCTGCGGGAAGCTCTTTTTGATTGAAAAAAATTCAGGTTTCGGGTTTACATAGAATGTAAACCTAATCTAAAATGCAACCAGGAGGTGAGAAAAAATGAATGGATTGCAGTTTATCAGGACGCGGTGCAATATTTCCGCAATAGCTCTTGCTGAGCATCTTGGTGTGACCAGACAGATGATCTCAGCATGGGAAAATGGCAGAAAATCAATTCCCGAAAGCAGGAAGAAAGAGTTATCAGATTATTTTGGAGTAGAAGAGAAATATCTGGATGAAATCTCTGAAGAAGATATGGATAAGCTGATCCATTCAGCTATGTACCGTTATTCTGCAGAGAATGGCAGGGAAAGATTTAAGTTCGGCTCCGACGGTTCAGGAGATCCGGTCTATGTTGATGATGACCATTTTGAGTCGATTGACCAGAAGCGGAAGAAATTGAAGAAGAAAGAGCGGTGGCTGGTCGAAGAATTGAAAGGGTACGTTGATGGCAGGCATTGTTCCAGCATTATGGAGGAAATCCAGCAGGTAGATCGTGGCATTAAGATTCTCGAATATGCAATTCATCTGCTGAAGGCTATTGGAGATAAGAAAAACCATCAGTCACAGATCACTGAATATGAAATCAGTGATGTCCTGGATGCACTGATGATTTATCTTGGCTTTGATACTGAAGAAAATGTTGAAGGAAGAATTTATTCCAAGGACGGCACTCTGCGGATTGACTCTTCCGGAGTACACGATCTTGTAAAAGACCTGAGAAGGATACATGAACAGTATGAGAAACGGTATCAGGCTGATTATTCCGGACAGCGTAAAGAACATCTTATCTTCACTTTTGGCATAAGAGATATCCGTTCGATTGAAGAAAAATTCTCAGATGAGTATATCGTTGCCCGGGCTGATAGTTGCTTCACTGACATCATAGCAATAAACTGCGACGCGGTATTTGCAGATCCATCAGCAATAACAGATGAAGAGTTCCGGCAGATGAACGAAGTGTTCCAGTATGGGAGCCCGATTGTGATTTTTTCACAAGAACCCTGGTACCGGCTGAACTTTAAATATTACTTGGTAGATCTGTCAGCGGAGCTTGATATGAAAATGTACCGAAAATGGTTCGATAAGATCCGGATGAAGCATATTCAGAGCGCAAAAATATAAGGAGACCAGTTATGTATAAGGACAATCCAGGCATCAATCATAAGAGTGAGCTTTCTCAAAATATCTGGGACCTGGCAACGGCTATCAAACTTGCCGAGCTTTCAGGATTTTATGAATTCTCAATGAAAGATTTTCTCTTTGAGCATAAGGAATTTGATGAAGAGACAGCTGATCAGGCGAAGCATATTTTTGCTCATGATGGGTGTGTTGGCTGCGTAAAAAAAGACGATCATGGAAAACTGACAGAGAAGCGTATCTGTAGGTGCATGTATTACTACAATTCCACCCTCTCGAAAGACTGTCAGAACTGTAAGCTGGTATGCAGATGGAAGAACGAAGGGAAGATTGCAGTAACTGAATACGAATATCCCACAGTTCATGTACTTGAAGATGTCGGCGGAATCGATCTTATTTTCGATAATAAATATGGAGTCGAAGTGAAGCCGTCAACAAGTAAAGAGACCCTTACCAGGATGTTTGCTGAGATCCTGACCTATACATTGGACGCAGATAAAGAGTATATACCGGCAATCTGTTTCTTTGAGAAAAAAATCGTTACCTCCGGGAACAGTATCAGTGTTTCGTCAGAAGATACAGAGCAACTGAAACAGTTCAGGATGATATTCAATTCTGAAGACCAGGATATCCGGAAGTCACTGCGCAGCATCATGAGGAAGGTAAAGGTATTTTATTTTTCAACCAGATACGATGAAAAGGAAAGAATCATGTACTTTTCTATACATCCAATCAAGAAACTGGTGTCATGAAAATGATAAAAGACAGGATAAAGGTAATTCTTCATCGCGGAGCGCATCAGATTGGCGGCGTCTGCACCGAAATAGCTGCCGGAAGGACAAGACTTGTCTTTGATCTGGGAATGCCCCTGGAAGGAGAAGGAAATCAGGATAAGCTGCGTATAGAAGGCGTTACATATGGAAATGAAAGATGTGATGGCATTTTTCTAACGCATTATCATGGAGATCATGTTGGCGAAGTACCGGATGTACTGCCGGGAATCCCAGTGTACATGGGTAAAGCCGCAAAAGAAATTCTTATGGCGCAGCAGGAACATATGAGGATTCCTGGAAGTAGCCAATGGGCACAGAACGTGATCTCTCTGCAGCCGGAACAGAGCGTTGATGTTGGAGAACTGCGCATTACACCAATTCTCTCAGATCATTCAGCGTTTCAGTCATTCATGTATCTGGTCGAGGGATTTGGAAGGAGGATACTTCTGACCGGAGATTTCCGCCTTCACGGTCTCTTTTCGGATAAGTTGCTGAACCGGCTTTCAAAGATAGGCGCGCTGGACCTGTTGATCACTGAGGGGACCAATATAACCAGGGATAACGGTCCGCGGCTTGATGAAAACTGGGCAGCTGATCACTCTGCTGCAATCTTGAGACAGTATAAGTACGTTTTTCTCCTTGCTTCTTCCTCAAACCTCGAGAGGATCTCAGAATTTTCCAGAGCTGTTCCAAAAGGTAAATATATGCTGACGGATCATTATCAGAAGAGTCTTCTGAAGATCTCAGATCGGTATTCAGAGGGACCGTTTCAGTCACAGAAAGTCCTGACGTATGGGGGAAATCTGAAAGATAAGGCGGAAAACAGGGGATTTGGAATGGCAGTCAGGGCAAATGATTATTTTGAGCCTATCGTTAAGCACTATTTTACGACATATCCTAAAGACAGCTGCCTCATCTATTCCATGTGGCAGGGCTACAGAGATTATCCTGAGATAAGAGAATTTCTCGCGAACTGCAGAACTATCAGGACAGTTCATGTATCAGGACATGTGACAGGGGAAGACCTTCACAAAACAGTGGATATTCTGAATCCTGGAAAGGTGGTCATCAATCATACGTCTGCGGCTGTTGATGAGAAAGATGATATGAAGATCATGAATCTTATCCATCTTGAAGATGAAGAGGTATTAGAGGTATAGACATGAAAGTTAATGCACAGACTAAGATATTTCCAATCCTTCCGGAAGCAGAAATAAAACTGGAAAAAATATGTATAGAAAAGCTTCATCAGATGTATGGAAAAGCAATCCCGGTGAAAGTGAGGGAAACGGTTGAATTTGAACTGGAGGCAATAAGAAAGACCCAGACGGGATCGGTGATTTTGCTTGTTCGAAAGGCTCTGGCGGAAGCAGGCCTTACCGCATACGATATTGGCTTCAGAGGGTCTGCTGGGTGTTCTCTGGTCCTTTTCCTTTGCGGACTCACCTGCATTGATCCATTGAATGCAAAAATACAGCTTTACCCGGAGTTCTTGTTCGGTTTAGATGGAGACAGGGAACCAGCAATAGACCTGATCATTCCATCTGAATATCAAGAGAAGATTATCGGAGCATTGAGATCCATGGACTGCTTGTCTGATGTGCTCACATCTAAAGCATACGTTCAGGACGAGAACGGGAATCTTCAGATTCAGGTACTGGATTCAGCCAAGTTTCTGATCCCCAGAGGATATCAGGCTTCTGATTTTACTCCACTTCTCCGGGGAATTGAAAAAGAGGAGATTCCGCAGGAACTGATCAATAATTTACCAGGAGACTGCCTGGCGAAAATTTATCTCTGCAATTCGTCAGCAATCGATATGCTCTATGAACTCGTGCGAAGAACGGGGAAAAGTCTTGCAAAGATACCGCTGGACGATAAGGAAGTATTTGAAGCTATCTGTAGGGTCCGGGTGCAGAATAGCTCTATTTCTTCTGACAGTCTTGTGACTGGAATTCCTGAATTGAGGTCTGAGAAGATCAGATCAATAATCCATGAAACAGGGCCGGAAAATTTTGATCAGCTGGTGAAGGCCATAGGGCTGTTTCACGGTACGGGTGTCTGGGAAGGCAATGCGGAGGTTCTGTTTAGCCAGAATAGGATCGGTGTAGATAATGTCATCGCTGATCGTGAAGATGTATTTGAGTATCTGCTTCAGCATGGTCTTGACAGACGCTCGGCATTTGAAACAGCAGATTATGTACGGAAGGGAAAAGCATACAATCATCCGAATGAAAATAGGTGGCAGGGTATGAAGGTAGCTATGCGCTCCCATGATATCCCTGCCTGGTATATCGAATCATGCCAGAAGATCCGGTATCTTTTTCCACGGGCACACGCTATCAGGAAGGCTTTAGAAGTGTACTGGGGTGTATGGTTCTTTATGCACGATAATGAATCGTTTGAATTATTGCGTGATGAGGCTGTCGAGATCGCCAAATAACAGGTGGCAGGAGCTCTTTTTCAGGCATCGATTTCCTGCCCGTTTTTGAAAGTGATCCGGATGTCCTTCTCGCTGTACACTGTGATGAAATCCACCAGGCTGCTGAAGGCTTCGACGGAGAACTCCGTCAGAGTATCAGGCGTTTTTTCGAAGGCGTCGAGGAAGTCTTCGATGCCAGCCTTGTTGGCCTGCGTGGTGCTGATCTGCTCGTTCAGGTCGTCAATCTGGTTCTTCAGCTCGTCGTAACGCCTGACCAGAGCATCGTACTTCTGCTGGTAGCTTGCCTGGTCCTGCGCGACATGCGCGTTCTCGTAGATGGTCTTTTGAACGGCCTCGGAAACGGCAGCTGCTTCAACCAGAAGGTTGTCTCGCTCCGTTTCCAGCTTCTTCGTGTCGAATAGGAGCCCCAGCATCTCATGGCCATTGGTGATGACTTCCGTCTTTGTCACCAGGAGCTTGTTTGCCGCTGATAGGAAGGCAGCCTTGACCTGTTCGTCTGTCAGGTGCGGAGTGGAGCAGCGCTTGTCGCCGTCGTACTTGTGGTTGCATTGCCAGATGACGTGGCGGTATTTGTCGTTTGAGTGCCAGACCTTTGAGCCGTACCAGCTGCCGCATTCACCGCATTTGATCTTCGAGGAGAAAGGGTAGACTCCGCTGTGGTAATTCTTACCTTTGCCGCGCTTCTCCATTTCACGCTGGACCATGTCGAAGGTCTCTGGGTCAATGATGGGTTCGTGATCACCTTCCACGTAGTACTGAGGAATCTCGCCTTCGTTGAGCTTAGTCTTCTTCGTGAGGTAGTCGACCGTGAAGGATTTCTGCAGGAGGGCATCACCCTTGTACTTCTCGTTTCGAAGGATGCTCTTCACTGATGACTGACTCCAGTGGTCCTTGCCGCCTGGACTCTTGAGACCTCTTTTTGTGAGCTCGTTTGCAATTCCGTGGTAGGTCATACCCTGCAGGAAGAGGCTGTAGATGAGCTTCACGGTTTCCGCCTGCTCCGGATTGATGGTCAGCTTCCCATCGGGTCCTTTGTCATAGCCGAGGAACCGCTTGTAGGCGACGGACACCTTACCGTCAGCAAATCGCTTCCTTTGACCCCAGGTGACGTTCTCTGAAATGGATCTGGATTCCTCCTGGGCCAGTGAGCTCATGATCGTGATTAAGAGCTCTCCCTTGGAATCAAAGGTCCAGATGTTCTCTTTTTCAAAAAAGCACTCTGTTCCATGTTCCTTGAGCTTTCGGATAGTGGTAAGCGAGTCGACCGTGTTCCGGGCGAACCTGGACACGCTCTTTGTGACTATAAGATCGATTTTGCCTGCCAGCGCATCGGCGACCATGCGCTTGAAGCCCTCACGGTGTTTGGTGCTTGTTCCAGTGATGCCTTCATCCGTGTAGACCTTGACGAATTCCCAATCGTCGCGAGCCTTGATGAATTTCGTGTAGTAGTCGATCTGTGCCTCGTAGCTGGTGAACTGCTCGTCGTGGTCCGTGGAGACTCTGGCGTAAGCGGCGACCTTTCGTTTACTTGGCGTATCGATCGGCGCAGCGGTAAACCGGCTGATGCTTGCTGGGATTGTTGTTATTTTCCTTTGCTGTTCCAATATTTCTCACTCCTTATCTGCTTCATCCTTTCGCTCATTTTCTTACGACGCTCCGAGGAGTATTCCTGCCTGGGAGCCGCCTCGAACTTAGCTCTTCGTTCTGATGACCACTTTGGCATTTTGCGTGAGGTGTCGTAGTCTTCTTGGACCTCATGCCCATCTTTGAAAGTGAAGGTCAGGTGGCCGCCTGGAGAAACCGTGATCTTTTCAATGTTCTCTGTGAAGGCAGTGGCATCAAATTCTGGAATGCCGAGAACCTTTGCGCAGAGCTCTTTTAGGGTATCTTCGTGAATGCAGTTGTTGTGGCAGGTGTTGGTGGTGGCACAGCAGAAGAGGTGATATTTCTCACCGGAGGCTGCCTTCCTTGTTTGTCTGCGGTAGTTGTTGCCACATTCCGCGCATTTGATTCTGCCGGTAAATGCTGTGGCATTTTTGCAGCGAGGAGTATTCTTTCTCTTGCGAGAGACCTTCTCGCGGTACTCTTTGGTCCAGCAGTCCTGGTGACCGGTGTTGGGGCAGGGCTTACGGATGACGGTGCCATCCTTCATGAAGAAGTCGAGAACGTAGCCTTCCGGGACCTCGATGTGATCCACCTTGTCGAGGAAGGTCTGCTCGTCAAATTCGTCAAGACCAAGAACCTCGTTGCAGGCTTTGATCAAGCTCTTCTGGCTGATGCTTCCCTTGTTCGGGCATGCTGGCCTTTCTGCCTTTTTCCTTGCGAGCATCTTTCTGGTTCCGCAGACCCAGAATTCTTGATAGATTCCTCTATCTGTCCGATGCTCATGCATGTAGCTGAGGCCGCAATGCGGGCATTTGATCTTGCCGGTAAAACAGCAGGTGTCGAGGCTCTTGTTGGCCAGAGGACCGAGCTCCTTGCGTCTTGCAATCTCTGATTGCACATAGTCAAAGGTCTCTTTGTCGATGATGGCTTCATGAGTGTTCTCCACATAGTACTGTGGGAGCTCTCCGTGATTCTTTCTGCGATGCTTACCGATTGGGTCCTCAATGAACTCCTTCTGAAGGAGAAGGTTACCGGTGTAGGTCACGTTGGTGAGGACCACCTTGATATTGGAATCCACCCAGCGGCAGCCCTCGCGAGTTGTGATTCCCTCGGCAGCAAATTCTCGCTCGGTCTCGAGCCTCGATTTACCGTCGAGGAAGTTCTGGAAGATTCGCTTTACAATGGCAGCCTCCTCGGGAACAATGACCAGATCGTCACCTTCCCACCTGTAGCCGTATATCCGGAAGTGTCCATTTGGAATGCCCTGTTGCATACGCTTTCGCACTCCCCATTTCACGTTGTTGCTGATGCTTTCGGATTCTGACTGTGCGAAGGAGGCAAGAAGCGTCAGCATCACCTCGCCGTCGCCGGAGAGGGAGTTGATGTTCTCCTTTTCAAACCGGACCTCAATGCCGAGCTCCCGCAGGTGCCGGACCGTGTTAAGAAGGTCTACTGTGTTCCGGGCAAATCTTGAAATGCTCTTCGTGAGCACTATGTCGATGTGTCCTGCCTCGCAATCGGCGAGCATTCGTTGGAATTCAGCACGCTTTTCTGTGCTGGTCCCGCTGATGCCTTCATCTGCATAGACGCCAGCATAGATCCACTCTGGATTGCTCTGAATCAGGGAGGAGTAGTAGCTGACCTGCGCCGACAGGGAGTGGTGCAGCCGCTCGGTTTCCATTGAAACACGAGCGTAGGCTGCGACTCTTTTTCTCGTCGGAAGCTTTGGCATGGCGGGCTTTATTTCTGTTATTTTTGCCATTAGACGTCACTCCTTTCTTTACAATAGATCACTCTGGCGGGCAGACGAAGCAAGGATTACTTCGAGCATAAAGTGCCGATTATCGGGGAGTATTTCTCCTTCATTTTGGTATCAATTACCTGGTATTGTTCCTCTGTGATCAGGCGGTTTCTTAGCATAGACTGGAACATGCTCATGGTCGCCTGATAGAGGGCTTCTCGCCTGAACTGATCATCTGTCATGGCGATCACCTCCAAACCGGTCCTTGATGTAGCACTCATGGGAGCAGTACTTCCTGTGATTGTTGCCATAGGCCGTAAAGGGCTTACCGCAGCATGCGCAGGTGAAGGAGTAGATTGCTGTTTCTCTCCGGTGCACAGCCTCTGGGTGATGGTTCCACCAGGACTGGCAACATTCGTCACTACAGAAGGAAATATGCTTGTGCTTTGGAAGCTGCTTAATTGGCTTGCCACAATTTCTGCAGAAAGAGGTATTCTCATCGTTTTCCACAGGTGTAGATTCTCCATTTACCGAGAGCTTTTTCCTTCTGCAGTAGGAGCTGACCTGGGCCTTTGATAATCCCAGGAGCTTTGCAATCTGACCGTAGCTATTTCCAGAGCTTCGAAGCTCAGTAATTTGTTTTCTCTGTTCACTTGTCACCTTAATCACCTCCAATAGGAACTGGAGGTTTCTGGGAAAAATGCGCGGAATTTCTTAAAATGTTTCTGCATTAGACCGACCTCCTGGTTCTCAATGGAGGTGAGGGTGTCGGATTGACGAAATGATTCGTATGGATTTGAGAGAGAATCTGTGATAGGATAACGAAGAAATAAATATCCTCTGCCGCCGGGCAGAAAACTGTGCATCGGTTCCGTATCGTTAGGCCTTAGAAGATACGGGGTGACCGATGTATTTTCTTTGTTCCAGGAGGTAGAAAATGGAATGGATCATGTTGCTCCTTGCCGGAGCATCAGAAATTACATGGGCAATGTCCATGAAGCTGTCAGAAGGATTTTCGAAGGTTGTTCCGACGATCATCACGGTTGTCTTTTATATCGCCAGCGCAGTATTTCTCTCGATTGCACTGAAGAAACTCCCGCTCGGTACAGCTTATGCGTTATGGACCGGGATGGGAATTATAGGAACCACTTTATGCGGGGTGCTTCTGTTTAAAGAAATCCTCAGTCCGGCGCAGATCATCTGCATCGTGATGATTGTTGCAGGTATTGCTGGACTTAAGATTCTGGGAAACTAAAAAAAGCCCTGCCGCAGATATTTTCTGCAAGCAGGGCTCATATTATTTCACCCGGATTTTCTGACCAGGATAAATGATATTCGGATTCTTGATGCTCGGATTGAGCTTAAGAAGTGCTGCCAAGGTGAGCCCATGCTTTGCTGCAATGCCGGAGAGTGTATCTCCGGAGACAACAGAGTAGTAGACCTTCGTCTGCTTGGGAGCAGAGGAGGAGACCAGCTCGTTTACCCTCTTCTGGACAGCATCGTAGGAAAGGCCAAGAGCCTCGATGGCCTTCCGACGCTGATCGCCATTACCAAACTCGCCTGCGATGACCTTCTTCGCTGCCTCCTCGATGGTCAGAGCAGATGTTGGCTGTGGTTCCGGATTTTTCGTCGATGCCTTATACCCATTGAACCCACCATTCATGATGATGATTGGAAAGTCCTGGTATGCATAGTCGAGATCAACACGTCCGCTGATTCCTGGCACCGTGCCATTTGAACTGTACTGCCAAATACCGCAGGAGCCTGCGAAGCTGCAGGAGCTTGCCCACTGCGCACACCAGAAGGAGTAGCGCTTCCGGATCTCTTCCTTCACAACAGCTCGGACATAGGAAGAGGATGTGTAAAAGCCAGCGAAGTATCCTGCTGCTTCGAGCTTGCTGCAGAAGGTCTTGATGAGACCGGAACAGAAATCCATGCCAGCATCAAGCTGAGACTTCTCCTCCATGTCGAGATACACAGGATAATCAAACTGCTTCCCAGCGAGGGCACGAAGGAAGGCATCTGCCTCTTCACCAGCTTCCTTAAAACCATTAGCATAACTGTACCAGTATGCACCGACATGAAGTCCTGCCGCTTTTGCCTTCTTGTAGTTAGACTCAAAGAATTCATCCTTTCCCTTGGTACCATAGCCAGCCCGGATGATAACGAACCGGGTGCCGCTGTTCTTTACCTTCTGAAAATCAATGGCTCCCTGCCATTTTGAAATATCGATTCCTTTAACCTGCATGATTCATTCCTCCTTAAAAAGAGAAGCCCTCCGGACTTGTTACCATCCGAAGGGCTGTGCCTCGTTCACGAAGAGACGCTCGAGATAGAAGGATCACCTCCTCTCAGGGCTCGTTCTTCGTCGCTTGCTTATAGACCTGGTTGATTCCCGTTGCCGCAAATCCACTCACGATTCCAACTGCGAGTGCGTTGACAATGTCGGTCGCAGGGAAGTCCGGCATGAGGTAAAGACCTGCGATGCCAAGAAGGGCACCGACGCTTCCACAGATCACCGGAATCCAGGTGTCCGGAACCTTCTCAGACGCCTTGCAGGCAGCGCCGATGAGATATGCGATGACCGTGATTGCAGCAACAGATGCGATTCCAAAATCCATGACTCATTCCTCCTTCTTTTCTCCGTCCGGAGAGTTGTATGGCAGCTTCTGAACTGCCTGGTATAAGTTTTCTCCCGTGCCGTTCCCGCCGAGCGCTTTGTAGGGTTTGTAGAGGTACTCAAGGTTGTCTCTGTCATCCACAGATGCCCAGCCACGGGTAATAAAAAAGCTGCATGCGGTGTAAAGCCTGTCATGCAGCAATGCGAGAATTCCTTCCCGCAGAACGTCGTATTCGGTTTTCTTCATTCGGAGCTTCTTTACACACCATGTCAGGATTGCAATGATGATCGCAAAAAGCTCCTGTATCCAATACTTCAAGATCCAGTCCATATGCGTCACTCCCTTCAGGAAATAGTGGTCGTAGAAGGAAGCGTGACCGTTTGCTTATTTCCAGAGGAATCCTCCAGAATGAGTTCATTTCCTTCCAGTGTCAGTTTGTAGGTTGTGTCAGTAAATACGGCTCCCTCAGGCACATTGGTCTTCACGGAGTCGATCAGGCTGTTTACTGCCGTAACGATCGAGGCGATGATCTTGGCAGAGCCCTGGTAGTTTATCTTATGAATCGACATCGTAGAAATCCTCCGATCTCTTCACTGCACCAATATTCCTTTCTGCATAGGTTTTCAGATCAGTGATGATCCTATCAGTATCAAAGAGCCGGTCGGTCAGTTTGTATGAGGAAATATACGGGTCAAAGTACGAAAGGTTCTCTGGCTCGATGTAGATCGTATCTCGGACAGAATGAACGCAGGCGCGGCACTTGTCCGTAGCTTTGATTTCTTCCTCTTGGGTTTCTGCAAACCAGTGCTGATCATGCCAGTGGCAGTCATAGTAGCAGCCTGTATTACAGATCAGAATGTAACGATATTTCTTCGGCAGATTTTTGATTACGGAAAGGTGCCGATTGAACCAAAAGAACAGAACAATGTCGTCGTACATGCTGAAATCACCATTTTGCAGATCTTTCTCTGTAAGGCACCGGGTGACTGAAAGCGTAAGCGTGATGTCGCTATGTCGGCTCCTTGCTGCAATCGCCAGCGCATCGTCATTTATCGTGAAACTACGAATGCCGAGAGCGTAGTACTTTTCCAGGGTCTCCAGTGAGGCATTCCTGTGCATCAGGATGCAAAGCGGCAGCCCCAGCTGCATGAGTTCCTTAACCCGGATCAGATATTCGTCGTAGGACTTCGGATACTCATCCCGGAGCGGAATGTCCCGCCTGGTCGTTATGGCGTCCTCCACATAGGCTGGCAAATAGATGCAGCTGACATACGGAAAAAGCTCACGATTTCTCGCGAGCTTTCCAACGTAGTCATAAGCAAAGTTATAGGGGAGTTCATACTGTTTCATCTGAGTCCTCCTTGTCAGTCAGGGTATAGGTTACCTTCATCGTCTGCGATGCGTTCTTTGTAATCGGTGAGGACAGGTTGTTGATGGTGCCAAGGTAGGCTGCCCGGAAGACTGTCCTGATCCGGTCATTGTCGTAGTAGCCGTCATAGTGATAAGTAGCAAGCACCTTGTCGTCGAGGAAGGCTATGCAGGGATTCGCCACAGGTGCTCCTGTCGTAGCTTCTTCGGAATAGGTGCCGTCCTCATAGAGGAAGCCGACCTTCGTATAGGTGGTGCCATCCACTTTGTAGTCGTACTGGTACTGGATGCCGCCGTTATAAAGAAGCGGGCACATATTCTGGATGGTACCGTCGTTCTGTGTCTTGAAGAGCTTGATGTCCGCGATATTGGCAAGGTCGATCACATAGATGCCCTTGTTGTCACTGCCTCTTGCAAAGAGGTGGTTGTTCCGGACAATCATGGAGCCTTCATTTCTGGTATAGAGATGCACACCAGCCAGCGTGATTTCCTGCTCGGCCTCGGCCTTAAAGGAAAGATCAGAGTACTTATACTTCGTCACGTAGATCTTGGCATCGCCGGAGTCATTCTTCTCATCGAAATGATAATCGTGGTAGGTGTTGCCGTAGTAGGTGTAGGTGTTCACCCGATTGTTCTGTGTGATGAAGTAGAGATATCCATCGTAGCCAGGGAGCCAGTACTGATATGGATTGCTGACCTGAAGGCCTTCATGGCTCGGCGGATCAAGCGTCGTGACATCGATAGCTGTCTTTGACAGATCATTGTATGATAGGTCATTCACCTTTGCCTGGTAGAGGTCCAGCCTGCATTTCTGCACGGTTTTTCCATCTCGCCGCAGCCAGTAAACTTCCTCGTCCTTCAGGAAGAGGATGCGGGCATCATGCTCCAGGGAGTCGTTGACATTCGTATCGCTGACAGAATCCAGATAAAACTGCCGCTGGAAAGGATTAGCACCAGCG